ATCGTGGGTTCAAATCCCGTCTGGCGTACCACAAACCCCTTGATTTTACAGCGTTTTCCGTTTTTGTCAGTAAAAGCGTTAGTAAAATCGCAAAAACAGAGCCGCTACTGCGGCTCTGTTTTTTATCTCCCGTCATAGAGGTTGAGCATCACGCGGATCTTCGCGTCCCGCTCCATGATCCTGTCATGCTCATATTCCCATATGGCGCGCATGCTCTCCGGCGGCTCTTTGGCATAGTCGCGGATGAGCCGGACGGCCTGCGCGTGGAACATCTCGCAGTGGTCGAGCTCCTGCCGCGCGACGCGCTCGTAAACGTCGCCGAGCTCCTTGTCCTCGTCCTTGTTTCGCAGGGCGTTCTTGGCGTAGTGCTCGGCCGCGTCCAGCTCGTAGCACATATCCTTGATAAGGCGCTGGATCTTCTTCATCTCACAATTCTCCTTTCAGATAGCGGTACAGCTTCTCAAAGTCGCTCCGGTCCAGCCGGAAGTCACCGACGACGGGAAGCGATAGCGTCACCGGCTCATTGATGTACGGGCTCACCGCTGAGAACAGCGCGTCAACATCGACGCCTTCTTCGGACACCGCGCCGGTCATGGCAACGAGCGGCTTGTCTTTCGCCGCTTGTAGCATCCCAGCGGCGTTTTTCGTGGCGAGCGCCGCGTATCCGCCGAGCAGGATCCGCTTCCCGCCGGTCATGTGAGGCAGCATCTCCGCATCGACAAACCGCGCAAGGCGTGTCTGAAGCTCTGTATATGAAATCATGTTGAATCCTCCTTATAGATCAGGCAGGGGAGGGAATGTCACCTCCCCTGCCCGGCGATGTGTCAGGTGCCCGCGGTCGTGGTCGCCGGTTTGACGGTCACTTCGCCCCAGCCCGGGCAGCAGGAGCTGTTCGGAACAATGAGCTTCGTGAGGCTCTGGAGCTGCGCGATCTGCCCCTGGATGCAGCCGACGGCAGCGGTGTTCGTGCCGTTGTAGACGGCCTGCTGGAGATTGATGCCGTTCTGCTCTTCCTTGTTCGCGCGCACCTCGCCGGCAAGGCCGAGAATGCGGCTCTCGAGCTTGGTGTAGGCGTCCGAGATCTTGCGGTTCGTCTCGTCCTGGCCGCGCCAGTAGGCAATCTCCATGTCCTTCTGGGCGATGGTCTGAATCTGGTTGAGCTCGTAGCGGGAGACGTTGGCGTCGTCGCCGCACTTATGGCTCGCCATGCCCGCGGCGAGACCGGCGACAGCGGGAGCTACCACGCCGTTACCGCCGAGACCGCCGAAGAGATTTCCGAGACCGCCGTTGAGCAGCCAGCCGGCCGTACCGGCGATTCCGAGACCGAGAGCGGTCCCGCCCGTAGCTTTCGATGCGTATTCCATGATGATTCCTCCTTAAAAATTTCCCACCGTAGCGCTCCGGTGTCTAAAGAAATCATCGCATAAAAAGAGAGAGCCGCCCTGTCGGGAAGCTCCCTCTTTCGCTGCGGGAAACTGTCGCTAAACTCTCGCCATTTTGGCCTTGATGCACCGGATCTTCCGGTTCACCTCCGATTCGGACAGGCTCAACGCCATGCACACCTCGACGATGCTTTTGTCCGATACCCGGAGATCAAAGACCCTGCGCTCTGTCGGCGTGAAATTGCATTCCTGCCGGAAGTATTCCGCCTCCGGCCGCGTAAGATCGCTTAACTGCATAGCCGCTCCTTTCTTTCGGAGCGCCCGTGGTGGCACACGCTGCAAGCGTCACAAGGCGCGTTTTCTGCGCTTTGTCCGGCTCCCCTTTCGGGGAGCCTTTTTTTACTTCAAGCTCGGCAACTTTCCATACTTGAGGAAGTAGTCGATAGGGCTGCCCTCCTCGACGTATACCGTCCGGTTTCCTGCCTTGAGCGCCTTCCTCTTTGCCTGCGTCACGGCTTTCTGAATGTCCGTCCCGCTCGCCGTCTTCGTGAAGTCCGCGATCACGTTCCCGCTCACCTTCGGCGTTTTGGACGTTCCGCCCGCCTTCGCGGAGGATGCCGTGCCGGGCCTCGGGATGATGATCTCCGGCGCTTTCGGCGTCGGGGCCTTGAGCGCCGTCCTCTTTCCTCTCCCGCGCCGGCCTCCAGAGCCGCCCGAACCTCCGTTCCACTTCTGATTCCTCGCGCTTTTCGCGGTGTACCCTGCGGCAACGTAAAGGGCGTCCTTCTGCTCCGGCGGAATGTCCAGGCTGTTGATGTACTCCACAACTTTTGCCTTCTTCGATCCGGAAATGCTCTTGCCGTTCTCGTCCTTGTCGGCGTGCATCTCCTTTGTGGCAAAGTAGTAGTCATAGTAGGTGTCGTAGGAAACGCCCTTGGCATACGCGGCGCGGGCCTTGTCGTAGACGTCCGCGTTGTAGGTGCGCAGCGCATACTCCGCGCCGAATACCTCGCGGTTTGCTTCGCGGTAAACGATGGCGTCCATGCGGCTCTCCGCCTGGTCCTCGGTGATGCCGTACAGCTCGGCGTACTCGGCGATGGCCGCGTCGTTGTCGGTCGAGAGCTCCGGGTGCGCCTTGAGATAGTCGCTCACCGCCTCGCGGTACGGCTCAGCCTGCGCGATGATCTCCTTCTGCCGCTCGATGAGCTGCGATTTCAGCGCCCGGACAAGCCGGTTCTTTTCGGCCTTGGTCAGGTTCTCGTCGCTCTGTATCGCGCGGATCTGCTGGTAGTAGTCATTCACCTCGTCGCCGGCATGAGAAACGTATTTCCGGGTGATGCCCGCTCCGATGTCGCCGTCGTTCGCGTCGTACTTGAGATCGTCCAGAAGATCGTAGTACTCGCCCGTGGTCTTGTTGGTGCTCGTGGTGTCGATGGTGAACGCCGCCTGCGGCGCCGCGAGCAGCCAGTGGCTCGACTTCGTTGCCGGAGTAATCAGTGGGAGCAGAAGGTCTCCTATTACGCCGGTGTACTGGTCGAGAAGGTAGTTGACCTTTTTCGGCGACACCTTGAACAGCTTTCCGATAGCCTTGGAGAGCTCGTCCGTTTTCTCGTCGTACCGGTCCTCCGGTCGGTAGTTTTGCAGACGGTCGCTCTCGATGTTCCCGCCGTACCACGTCGTGCCGGGGTTGTCCGGGTTCGTGAGCTTTGCCTGCGTCCACGCGGTAGCAATATTCTGGTTGAAAATGTCCGTGGGAGCAATGTTGCTCTTGATGACCTCAAACACGTCGGAGAACTTCACGTCTTCGCCCTTCTGTTTTTCCTGCGTGTACACAGCGGCAGTGCTCAGTACAGCGATAGCGCGCCCCTTTGGTATCTTGATCCAGTACCCGTTGCCGAACAATTTTCCGGCGTTTATAAGATAATAGTTCGCCTTCGTGTTGGCCGGAATATCGTCCCAGTCGTCATCGTCTCCGTGTATAAGGCCGTTCAGTAGCAGCGGCGGCAGATTGATGAGTGCCGCCTTTAGGATGAGAGACACTGCCGCCTTCACGCTGCGGGTCTCCGTAGCGTTCCGAATGAACTTATCAAAGCCCTGAATGGACGGGTTGAGGAACGGCACGAGATACCGGTTGAGTGCCTTGGTGACGCTGCCGCCGCGGGCAAAGTTCGTCGTGATGTCCGCCGCGCCGAGCATCGCCTCCATGAGGTCGCTCTGCGTGAATTTTCCGGTTTTCACTCCGTCCACCGTCTTGCTCCCGCCCTTGTTGGCAAGGATGGTCATAAACTCCGCAAGACGGGGAGCCGCTTCAATAGCCTGCCCAAGGCTCTCATACCATGCCGCAGCTTTGCCCAGCGCGTTCTTCGGCTCCTTCACCATGCCGGTCGTATAGTCCAGCATGGAGGCGTAGGTGCCGCCCAGCGCCTTGTACTGCTGCCAGATCTCGCCGTTTTTTCGGATTTGGGTCCATGCGCTCCAGTACATCTTTTCCCACGTCTTCCAGTCCGTGGAGTAGAACCCGGCGTCCTGCCAGTCTCGCACGCCGTTGCGGATCATGAAGAACGGGTTGTACCCGGTGCATAGCGCCTTGAATAGATCGTTCAGCTTCTTCATCGCCTTTGCCGCGCCGTAGTTTGCAAGCTTGTCCGGCTCGAAGGCTTTCATGGCCGCTGTGAGCCCCTCGTCCATCGTGATGTCGTAGGCCCTGCCGTTATCCTTCACTGAGAACACATTCTCGAATACCGGCTTGTAGTCCTCGTCGCTCTCGATGGCGGCCTCCGTCGGCGTGTACTCGCTCTCTGCAACGTTCCAGATGTACTTCTCCGCCGCTTTCGTGTTCCCGTCGTACTCGCGCACCAGCGCAAGGCCGAACTGGTTTAGGCCGGCGTTCCGCATCGTGGATACCGTCTTTCGGGAGAGCGCCGTGTGCAGCGGCAAGAGCACGCCGTCGCTGCCGACGGCCCGCCCGATGGCGTTCGATACGACGATGCCGCCGTTCCGCCGGGCGCTTCTGGCTCTCTTGCTGTTCGTACCCTCCTCGCGGAAGGTGGGGATGTAGTGCGGATACCGCTTTTTCAGCGCATTAGCAAACTCCGGCGTGATGAGCCCTGCCTCCACGCGGTAGCGGATGAGATCGTCCGAATACTTGTAGACCTCCTTCGCCCATTCCTTGAACTCCGGGTTTTTCGCTTCGAGAAGCTGCGCCGCCGTCTGGGAATCGTCCGCCGTCACGTCGTACCCGAATACCGGCTTCAAGCCCTGCTTTTCCACAATGGCGCGCTGCCGCTCCAGCTCCAGCGCGTAGGCCGCGCCCTCCGCTACGGACGTAAGGCTCGGCGCCTCGCCGTTGTGCGCCGCAAGATAGATCTCGTGCGCCGCTTGACGTACGACCGGCGAATCGCTGTCGCTGTTTGCGATCCGGCGCAGCTCTTCATTTGACAGCTCCCGGAGCTCCGGGTATTTCTCCTTCACCCAGCGGAGATTTTCCTTGATCCGCTCCAGCTCGCCGCTGTTGTCGTACTTCATGCGGTCCACATTGTGCATGTGCAGAAGATAGAGCTGAAAATCGCGGTACTTTGTCTCATTCTTCCGCATCGGGGCGAGGGTATCCGCAAGGCTCGCGCCGATCCTGTGGCCGTCGATGTCGGTACGCGCGCCGCCCTTGGCGATCCAGTTTCCCGCGCGCTGGGAGTAAGCCCCGGCATTGAAGTAGTACCCCTCCAGGCTCTTGCTTCCCGTAGCCTTGGCGATCCGGCGCACCGTGTCCCCGGCATTCACGAACATCCGCATAGCCCCGCTCGTGATTTTCTCAAAGTCCTCGCGGAAATTCCGCTCGGCCTTTATGACCTCTGACGTGACCTTTTCCGTCGTGGCGTTGATCGTCGTCCCGGCAGCCGTGTTTTCCGTCTCCGCAGCATCGCCGCTTTTCGGTGAGGGCTCCGTGCTGTCAAGCTGTTCGGGATCTCCGAACAGCTCGGCGATCCGCGCGTCCTCGTCCGCAGCTTTCTCGGCCTCGAATTTCTTGGCGCGCTGGTAGTTCTCCTCCGAGAAATTCTTGTTGGCCATCGTGATAACTTCCTCTGCCGCATCTCTCGCCGCCGTCTCCTTCAGCGCCCGGACAAGTGTGTCTGCCTTGTGTCCGTCGCGGAAGATCGTCGCCTCGTAGTAGCCGCCGATCGGCGTCGGCTTCACCTCAACCTTGAAAGTGGATTCCTTCGGCGTCCCCTTGAGGAAACCGGTCATCTGCACCTTCACTTCGGACTTGCCCTTGCCCATAAGCTCCCGGTAGACCTCGCCGGAGCTTTTGTTCGGCACGAATCGCTGTCCCGCTCCGAGATTTTCCCGCGCACGGATTCTTTCCGCTTCCCGCCGGTCAGCCTCCTGCAATTTGCGCAGGCGTTCCCGGCGGGCGTCCTCTTCGCTCATTGCGGTGTTCCGGTTTTCCACCTCCATGCTCGCCCTGCTGGAAGATTTTTCTTGACTATTCCCCGCGGTGGAGCGTATATTGGTCTCAGAGGGAGCGATGGCGTTACTGTCAATGTTGGCACCTTGTGTGCCCGCAACAGGGCCCGAGCTCATCTCGTTAGAAGATGCGTCTGATGAGGCACCGGTGGAAGCGCTGCCGAAAGGTAAGGGTCCACCACCGCCCAAGGGTGCATCTTCTTTCTTTATGCCCCAGTTGTAAATCTGTGCTTCGTTCGGCTGGATCATGTTTCGTACAGCAATACGAACGCCGGCTGTATCGTCTCCAAGTTTAACTGGTACATAAAAATAATCCCAACCGGACACCTCCGGGTTTCCTCTTTTGTCCGTCGTGCTATACAGATATTCGGCGTTTTTGAATATCTCTTCGCTCGCAAAGAGCATCCCGGATTTTTCCTGTGTCAGGTTCTTCAAAACTTCCTGTATTCCCGCGTTGTAGAGCTTTGCTTCGATCGTCTCTCCGTTGATTTCAAATTCAAAGCTCGCTCCTTTTATTTGCCGAAGATACGTCCGCAGATCATCTTTGAGAAGTTTTATTTTTTCGCGCAGAATTACTTTCCGTTCCGCTTTCGGCATGGAACGAAGGTCTGGAAAATACTGCGAGACATTTTCACGGTTTTCGGTCAGATCAAGTATTTTCCCTTCGTTGACCATGCGATCGTGCAGCGCCTTTTGCGCCGCGTTCCGTGCCGCATTGTCAGCGTATTCGATGTTGTTCCGCCGAATATTCCCGTTCGCTTCCGCATAGGCGGCCATTGTATTTCCATCCGCAAACACGGTATCCGCGTCGCCCAGCTCGGGCGGCGTATTTTTTCGCTCTTCGGCGCTCATCCGGCGGCGGGCAGCGGTGTCTCTCGCCTCAATCTCCCCGGCGGTGTTCCGGTAGAACTCTTTCACGGCCTCGCCCGCGTCGCCGAGAATCCGGTCGTACCGGTTCAGCTTTCCGAACCACTCCTTGCCGTAAAGCTCCTTGTACAGCTCGTCCGAGCGCTTCTCCAGCGCATCCATGCGGCTTTCGTCGTAGAGCATGGAGCCGTCGAGCATCGCTCCCATCTCGCGCTCTGTGCTGCGGTACTCGTCGTAAAGCGCCAGATCCTCGGTACTCAATCCGTTGAGAAGCCTCGCGCGGTTGTCGCGGTACTTTTCCGCTGCTCTGTCGTAGTTTTCCCCGCGGTTCCAGTAGCCGGGGTTCGTCCCGCCCGCGAAGCCCTCTGCCGCCTGCACCCGGTGCTGAACCTCGTGCATGAGCGCGTCGAGCGCCTCGTTCGCGTCGTATTTGAGCTTTGTGTCGAGCGTGATCGTGTTCGTCTCGCGGTTGTAGCTGCCCGCCGTCCCGCTCGGCATATCGGCAAATTTCACCTTGGTTTCCGCGATCTCGGGGTACGCCTCAAAAAGGGCGTTGTGCTGCAGGATGTCCCGCAGCGTCGCGTTCCCCTCGTCGATGCGGCGCGCCAGCTCTTTTTTCGTGCTGCCGTTCTTTTTGTCCAGCCCCAGCAGCTCGGCGTGCTCCGCCTCGGTGAGGTCTCCCGTGAGCATCCGGTTCATCAGCTGCGTATAGCGCGCGTAGTCCGCATTGTCGGCGCTGTACTGCGCCTCGCCGCTCCGGCTGAATGCCGCGCCGGAATCGTCGATCTCAAACCGCCACTGGCCGCCCATGCCGCGATACCAGCCCGTTTCCTGCCGGATGGTCTCATTGTCCGTCCCGCTCTTTTCCAGCGCCTCCGCGCGGCGCAGGGCGGCGCTGTCGGCGGTTCTGGCGCCGATGCCCGCCGCCGTAGCTCGGCCCGGCGGTCCCGTCGTCTCCTGCTGCGCCTCTGCCCTCCGGGCCGGGGCGTTTCTTTCTGTCTCGGCGCGCACGGCCTCCTGCACCGGCGCGTCGCCGGAGAACCAGTTCAGCCCTGCGTAAGCGTCCGCCGCGATCTCCTCGGTGAGCAGCCGCTCGATCTCGTCCTCGCTCATGTTCTCAAAATCGTAAATGCTCGCGTAGGCGTCGCGGTAGCTCTCATACATCGCGTCGTATTCCTCGGCGGTCATGCTCTCGCGGATCACCTCGTCCGACGCCTGCAAAACCTCCTCGGAGATGTAGTTGTGGAACAGCTCGTGCCGCACCAGCGCCTCCGGGCTGATGGCGTTGCCGCGGCTGTCCACGGCGTCCACGCGGAAGAACACCTTCCCGCTCTCGGTATAGGCGTTCGCGTAGCCGTTGTTCACCTGAATGGCTCCGCGCACCGCGACCGGCTCGATATTGTTCGCCGCGAGAAGATTATACGCTCTCGCCGCGTCCCCGCCGAGCCTCCGCGCGTCCACGACGGTCACGGCCTCCGTGCCGCCGTTTCGGATGCCGAGCTGCGCCGGAGTTACTTGCCGTAGATCCGCCTGCGCGTCCGCTCCCACGCCTCCCGGAATTTCCGCTCGGCCTCCGGCGAGAGCTTGCGATCCTCCTTCTGCGGCAGCTTGTCCGCCGGTACGGAGATCATAAGACCCGTTTTTTCGTCCCTGATAAGTACTCTGTCCATTGTTCATTCCCTCCTGAATGTTGATCGCCGCCGCGGGCGTCGTGCTGATTCCTTCGTTCTGCGCCCTCTGCGCGCCCACAGGCGCGTTTTGCGCCCCGGCAGTATAAACGCCTTCCTGCGCGCCGAAACGCCCGCCTGCCTCCATCTGCTGCGTCAGATACTCCGCCGCGTGCTTCATATCTTCCTTCGTGCCGATCTTCTGCCGGAGATCGTCGGCGTTCTCCGCGTCGGTCAGCTCGGCCAGCGCGTATATAACGCCGGGGTTGTTCGTCTGCGCGTCCTGCATCATCTGCACAACGTTCTTCGGCGTGGTGTCCAGCCGCTCGGCTGTCTGGTTGATGTTCGCGCGGTTCGTTGTGTACTGCACGCCGCTCGACCCCAGTGTTGCCAGCGCGCCGCCGATGAACGAAAGCCCCTCCTGTCCGAGAACGGCAAGCACGGTCGCAAGCTCCGCGTGCTTCTTCTGCCAATCCGTGCCGCTGGTTCGGTAGTATTCGAGCATTTTCGGGATCCCGCTCTCTTCCGTGCCGAACGCCGCGTCGATCGCAAGGTTAACCACACCGTTCGCCGCGTCCGACATGACCTCCTCCATGCCCTCAGGGATCATCGTGAGCGCCATGCTCTTCACGAAGCTCAGCGGGTTTGCCTTGATCTTTCGGATGACCCATTCGCCGCCGACCGCCTCCGAGGCGTATTCTATCGCGCCGCGCGTCAGACCGAGCGCCAGCGCTCCGGCGTTGGAGTATCCCTTTTCCTTGCTCTCGGCGATGGATAGTGAAGCGGCCTCCGAGCTCATCAGCGCCGAGCCGAGAATGTTCGTCGCCTTCATCAGCGTGTCGCCGGTAAGCCCCACCGCCTCGCCGATGCCCTTGGCGACAAGCGCGTTCATTGCGCTGTCCGCGGCGCTCATCGCGGTGTTATATACGAAGCTCCCGACCTTGCCGCCCATCCCCGGATTCGTTTCCTCGATGTGCTGCGAGGTGTCGGCGCGGAGATCCTGCGTGATGTTGCTCGCCTGCCGCCACTTGGAATAGGGGTTGATCTCCTGCCCCTTCGCCGTGCGCACCGCATCGTCCGCCATGGCGATCATGCTCGTGATCGTCCGGGTAGGCTGCGCCGCAACGGTCATGGCGCTTGCCAGCGTCCGCGTCGCCGCGTTCTTTCCGAGCGCCTCCGTCGTCGCCCGGTTCGTGCCGGTGTACCACTGCTTATCCAGCTCCGGCTCAAGATCGCTCAAAAAGGCGTTCGCCGCCCTCTTGCCCTGCGTAGCGTATAGGTAGTTGTATACGCCGATCTCATCATCGGTCATGAAGGCGTATTTCCCATAGTCCTGCCCGCGTCCCTGCGCCTGCTGCACGTCGGACTGCGCGCGGAAGTTCCCGATGTTGTTGATGTAGTCATACCGGGCGTCGCCGAAGAGCTTCCTCTTGCTCTCGCCGCTTTTGGAAAGCTCGGTATAGTCGCTCGCTTTGAGAATACCGGCATACTTCCCGGAGCCGGTCGAGCTCGCCCGGTCATCCGCCTTTCCGTACACGCTGTTGAAAACGACGCTCGTGCCCTTCGCCGCATTCCCGCTCTTCATCTGCGCCGCAGCGTCGGCGTATGGTGTCCCGCCGTTGGCCTCGATGCGGCTTGCAAGCGAAGGCTTCTGCTTTGCTGCGGCGTCAGCGTAGAGCGTCGGCTGCCCGCCGTTCTGCGCAATGCGGTTTGCGAGCGACGGCTTTTTATTCGCCGCCGCAGTATACAGGTTCTTCCGAGTGTCCGAAGAGACAGCCGGTTTTCCGGCTGTCTCTTTTCCGTAGATTCTTTCCGTAAGGCTCATTTTCTACCTCCGAGAATTTGGCTGTAAAAGTCGCCCTCAGTGATCAGTCTCCCTCCGGAGACGGGGCTTTTTGCGTTGTGTTTTTCTTCATCGACGCATAGGCGTTATCCAGCCCGCTGCTTATCGCCGCTCGCTTTGCCGCTTCCGCCTGTGCCGTCGTGATCGTTCCCGCGGCAGCTTCCTCGTCGAGTGCCTTGGCGATCTGGCTGTACGGTGTCCCGCCATTTTTCAGCTGTATCGCTTCGCTCAGAAGATCTCTTCCGTTCGCCTTCTGCTCATCGCTCGGCGTGTTGTTTTTCCCGCCGCCGGAGCCGCTGTAAGAGCTGTACACCGGCTCCGGCGTCTTGACATACCCCAGTGTCTTCGCCAGCTCCGGATTTGCCGCAATCCACGCCTTCTGCATCTGGTCGATCTCGCTCTGCGTGTAGCCGAGCTCGAGATACCCGGAGAAGTCGCCGTACTGCGCCATGTTCTGTGCCTTCGTCGCGGCGTCCTGCTGCTGCTGAAGAATGAGATTCATCATGTTCGCGTAGAGATTCTGCTGCGCCTGCGCGTTCGCCTGATCCCGCGCGGCGTTCGCCTGATACTCTGCGTCCGCGCCCTGCTGCCGCAGTTGCATAATGGCGGCGATACGCGCGGCCTCGTTCTCGTTCAGCCGCTCGCCGTAGGCCGTATCCAGCCCCAGCCGGGCCGATTCGCTCATGCCGCCGCTGTAGCCTCTCGCTGCCATCTCCTGCGGCAGCACGCGCAGCGATTCCATGTAATCGCGGTAGAGCTGCTTGTTGAGACTGCCGTACTGGTCTCCGAGCTCGCCGACGCCCTTCTCCGCCTGCGCGAGAGCCCGCTCGGCGGCGGCCTTCGCCGCGTCGTTGTTTGCCTTCACCGCGTCGTCGTACATCTTTTGGTACTGGTCGCGCAGCTCGTCCAGATACGTCCGCTGCGGCTCGCCCGGCGTCTCCTCCGGCGTTCCTTCCGTCGTGCCCTTCTGCGCGTCGCCGTTGGGGTCGATGTACGTCACCTTGCCGCCGCCGGACGTGCCCGGCTGCGTCGGCGTCGTGGTCGGCTGCTGCGCTCCGTCCGGCTTCGGCAGGCGTCCCGCTCCGGCCATAGCGCCGGTTATCGCTCCGCTTGCCGCATTCGCCGCCGTCGCGTTCATGCCCGTCTGGTCATAGAGCCCTTTTCGCGGCGGCGCCGCTGCGCCCGTCCGGTCGGGATCGATGGTCCCCTGCAGAGACGAGCTGTTTGCGCTCCCGCTTTTCGCCGCTGCGGCAGCCGCGGCGTACTGGTTATTCGCAGCGTTTCTCGCCTCCTGTTTTTTCAGCGCATCAGCGTACAGCAGCTCGTCCCCGGTCGTTGGCTGCTTGTTGGCCTGCTTGTTCACCCAATCCCAAAATTTAGCCATCCTTCTTCTTTCCTCCCTGATACCGAACGCACTTCGGGTTGCGGCACTCCCATTCCGCCGCGTTCTTTTTCGTCATCTCAATGCCGCATTTCGGACACTTCATGCCGTCGGCACACCTCCCAGCAGCGGCAGTGTCTGCGCCCCCGGTATCGCTCCGCCGGCGGCCGCCTCGCCGAGCGCTCCCGCTCCGCCGCCTCCGGCGGATTCCGGCATAGCCGGTACGGCGAACCTCTGCTGCCATTCGTTTATGATCTCCTGCTTGCCCGGCAGATCGATGAGCTCAAGCTGCGCGGCAAACAGCTTCCAGTTCTCCGCCGTGATCTGGCTCTGCGTGAGCGCCTGCAGCGCCTGCAGCGTCTGCGCCTTGCCGTGGGCGATGCTGTCGCCCGCCGTGATCGTCACGTCCACGCGCGGGAAGTACTGCCACTCCTCGCGCACAACGTTTCCGGCGGCGTCCAGCACCTTCGGCATAACCGCCGTGAAGCTGTCGGCATTGAACGGCATAACCTGCGGCGCGCGGTCCTTCATCTCGTCCGCGCCGATGAACAGCATCCTATCGTCATCGAAGAACTCGAGCGCCAGCCAGTCGAGCAGCTCATACAGCCGCTCGAATCCGGCGTCTCGGTCCGCGCCCTTGATGTCCGCCTGGCTCTGCGCGTCCTGCCGCATCATGGCAAGGCCGGTCGCCGTCGTGACCTTGGTCGTCTCCCTGCCCTGATTGATGTCGTAGTTTCGGCTGGCTCGCTCGATCTGGCTCTTGAAGAACTCCACACCCATCGCGCCGTTCGCTATGCTCTGCAGTCCGCCGAGCCGCTGCACGCCGCCCATGCGGTTCTGCTTGAGATGGATCACCGCGCCCGGCTCGTTGGTGAACTCCTCGCCGTCGGCAAGCGCGCTGTCCTCCACAAGAATGATGTCGTTTGCGAGGAACGTGTCGTTCAGAATGCTCATGGCGAGCTTCCGGTCGGCGGCGTCCACAAGCTCGAGGATCGGCATGAGCTCGCTCTTGTTCCAGAAGCGGTTCTCGTCCTGAATGCGCCAGTAATGCACGAACGGGAAGAGCCGGTTCTGCTTGCATGTGCGCTTCCAGTAGTTCGGGATGTACCGCAGCTCGCGCCCTCCCGCGAGGATCGAGCACGCCACCGCTCCGGCGGGCACTCTCTCGCCGTCCTCCTCCGTGTCGCACGGCTGCCGGAACCAGTGCTCGAGCACCTGCACCGTGTCGTCCAGATCGTTGATGGCCGTCGTGAGATCGAATACGCCGATGCGGGAAACGTAGTCCTCGGTGAGAATGTCGTCCGCCGTCAGTCCCAGCTCCTCCAGCTCGCGGCGGAACACCTGGCAGAACTTCACCTTGTGCATCGTGTAGACGTAGTCCACATACTGCCCGTCCTGCAATCCGCCGTCGCGGATGGCAGGGTCGGGGAAGATCGCCTCCGTGGGGATATCCCGGATGCGGATATCCCCTTCGTTCACGCCGCATCGCATGTCCCGGTCCCAGTACGCCTTCCAGAACGCATCGCCGAGCTTGAGAAGCCGGCGCTCGTTGCGCGTGTTCATATCGGAGAGCCGGTTGTTCTCGATGATGTAGCGCACGGCAAATTCGCGCTGCTTCGCCTTCTGGCTGTCGAGATCGTCGTCGCGCCCGCGAAACTCCGGCTCCGGCACGTTCGGGTTGATCTGCGTCTCCACGAGGATGTACGGATCCGGCATGTTCGCCGGGATCCACGGAACATCGTTCGCCCGGCAGTACTCGACCATCTCCTTCGTCGCGTCGTGGATGCCGTTGTAGTAGTCGTTACACTTCTCCCACTCGATCTCCACGGCGGTGCGGGCGTTTTTGGCGCGCCGGAACAGCGCGTCCGCCGTCTCCTCGCGCATCTCGCGGGTGGAGTAGTCGTACCCGACGATCACCCGCTCATTGCTCTGTTTCTTCTTTCGCATGTTATACCCCCAAGATCCGGTTTACCTCGTCCTGCACGGCTTTAATGAACCACGCGGCGAGCGCGTCTTTGCGAGCCTGTCCGTTGCCCCATTTACCGGCGATGACCTCGCTGGCTGTTTTGGTGATGAACGGGTCAACCGTAGACTCCTCGGCGGGCTTCTCGGGTTCAGGCTGCGGCGTCGGTTCCGGCGCCGGTTCGGGCTGAGGCTCTGCGTCGTCCGACTTGCTCGCGTAGTCAGGGCGGCCATAACCTCGGATGAAGCGGGCGTTCACGGCAAGACTGCGCGTTTTGACAGCGTTGTCGCAGTTGCCCTCGATGATGGTCATCGTCTGACCGTCACAGGCAGTCACGATGCCGACGTGGTCGGGCTGGCCGGCATTGTCGCCGACGCCGCTGTCCTGCCAGTCGTAAAAAATGACGTCTCCCGGGGAGGGAGTGTAGGCGTCGTCCTCCACCCATCGGCCCAGCTCCTGATAAAGCCGCACCATGCCGGGGCAGCCGCATTCGGTAGGCATGATGCCGCGCAGGCCGCACTGGAGGGAGACCGTGGACACGAACGCCGCGCACCACGGCCACGTCGCCTTCATCCGCGTGCCGCGCGGCAGCGGGCTCTGCGCGTTGTAAATGTCGAGCATTTCGTAATGCCTGTCGCTGAACTCGCGCGTCCCCAGCCAGGCTTCGGCTGTAGAGACGACCTTCTGTCTCAATTCTTTTTCTGTCATTTCCATGTTCCTCCTGCTTTGAATTCTGCCAGCGCATTTTTCCAAGTACCGCCCTTGCGGTACAGCGTCGCCTGCTTCCACGTCCCGCCGACCTTGAAATAAAGCGTCGAACCGAGCAGCGCAGGGGCGGTAAAGGTCGCGGTTTGAACGGCGACCGCGGCGCCAACGCCGCCAACCTTGACGGTGATATTTACACCCTCTCCGGCTTCACCGATGAAATAGAACGTTGTCGTTCCTTTTGATACGTCGAAGGATGTATCCTCTGTGCCGCTGACGCCGCCGATATCGCATCGTAGCGTCCATTTGCTGGGAGGGTAATAAGTCCCGTAGCTGCCGTTTGCGCTCGTAAGCTCTGCTTTAACGGCGAACTGTCTTCCGTTCAGTCGTGCGATATACAGCGTTCCGGAAAGGCTCCAATGGTTCGCCCTTCCAGAAACACTCTTTTCCTGCTCCCAAGCGCTTCCAGACGGCAGCTCCGGCGCTGTCTGTGACCATGCCATACTCTTACCTCACTCCGAATACATGAGATAGATATCCCCGTCGCTGCCGAGATCGGCGCCCGGCTCCGTCGTTCCGGCGTAAACGTGCCGCACCTGATCGGCGGCAAGGCCGAACTTCGTATACGGAATATCGTTCGCGAGCTTCTCGGCGGTCACGGCGTTCGGCGCGAGCAGCGCCGTGATGATAGCACCCGCGGCAATTTTCTCCGCCGTCACCGCGCCCGGCGCGATCTTCTGCGCCGTTACCGCGCCCTGCGCGATGTGCGTTGCGAGCACCGAGAGCGCCGCGAGCTTCTCCGTCGTCACCACCGCCGCGCCGAGCTGCGCCGTGCCGACGCTTCCCGCGCCGAGCTTCGTGCCGTCCAGCACGGGGAGGCGCGCCGCGTCCAGAATGCCGGAATTTATATCTCCCGCGCCGTGCGTATGGCTCGCCGCCGCGCCGCCGAGAGCGACGGCCGTCACCTCCGCGGCGAGCTTTAATAGTGTGATGCTCCCGTCCGTAACGCTTCCCTGCGTCACGTCTTGCATCGCCTGTACGATCTGCTCAAGCGCCGTCTGTACGTTCCCCGCCGAAAAGCCTGGGATCGTCGTGATGCCGAGCTGCGCCGCGGCAGTCGTGCCGGTCAGCTCGTCAAGCAGGGCGTTGAAGCGCTCTTTCACCACCGCCGTCACCAGCGCGTCGAATACCTTCTTGTTCTGCGCCGCTGTGCCGGTCAGCTTGTCGGGCCGGCTCTGCACGCCGTTCGCAGCGATGGCGGCTTCCGTGATCTTCTGTTCCTGTATGCTCATGTCTTCACCTCTTCGCGTAATTGCCCGTCACATAATGCTTTGTGATCTGGAATATGCCGAAGCCCTCGTTCGGCTCCCGGTTCCGGACGATGATCTGCAATCTCTTGTAGTTCTTCACCTTGCGGTTGAGAAAGATCTCCTGCGGGCTCTCGTCCGTGTTGAACGTGATGCGCTCAAAGTCGATGTCGGAAAAGTCCAGAATGTCCATCGGCTTTCCGGCTACCTTCTTTTCGTGCCCTCCGGTGCGATCGGCGCGGATATACACCTCTGCGCTCGAGCGCGCATACGGCTTGATGGTCACACAGCAGCCGCGCTTTAAAAGCGTCTTGAGCACCGCGGGCGTGCCGTCGTCGTCGTACTTCGTCGCCCACACGGCGGAGATGGCCGCGCCGTCGTCGCTGTAGCGGCTCATGTCCTCGATGTCCGTGTTGAGCTTGCAGATCCGCCCGTCCGCCGTGCCGAAGTACAGCGATTCCTCCGCGCCCGCTCGGCGGTTGAGCCAGCAGGAGGCGGGGATGTTCTCGAAATAGTATCCCTCGTATACATAGTCGCCGAGCGCCGCGCTCCGGTACGTCTTGTTCTGCCGCCCGTCCAGCGCGTAGACGTGGCCGTTCGGGAGAGCAAGCATATACATGCCGTTCCAGATCACCGCTTCGGCCTTTTCCCGCTCCGGCTCGTCGTTGAGCTTGTTGTTCACATAGAAGCTGCGGCCCTGCGTGATCTTCTCGCTCGTGTAGCTGTTCGTCGTTACGGCCATAACCCCGTTGCGGGATAGGAACAGCGGATCGTCCAGCAGAGAGGCAAAGCTCCCCGGCGCGATGGAGCCGACGCCCGCCACGGCCTGCTGCTGCGGCTGCGCGATCTCGCTGTCCTGCAGCTCTGCGGTGCGCAGATAGATCGTGCTGTCCTGCCCGTTGTCCTCCTTCACGATGCCGAGCGACCTTCCGAGACGGCAGTACCCGAGAATCGCCGTGGCCTCGCTCCCGACCTCGTTGTACAGAAGATCGGGGAAGTACGTCGGATCGTTCATCCCGCTCGTCCAGTCCACGTTCGGGAGCTCCTCGTTCCCGGAGAGCACCGCGCGGTCGTTCGTGCCGATGCCGTAGGTCGTGATGATCGTGCACTTGTCGATGCGGTCGGTGTAGCCCGCCACCGTGTGCGGGAACTCCACCACCAGCCCATCCTCCGAACCGGCCGTCGGCTTTGCCGGAGCCGTGGTCATTTTGATGATGCCCTTCTCGCGGTCGAGCGTGAACGCCGTCGTTTCCTCGCCGAACACCCATGCGCGCACCGTGCCTGTCGCGTCGATGTCTCCGTCAAGCTGAAAGTCTGTCGCCGTTCCGTCCGTCTGAAAAGCGTTCTTCCGGTACGGCGTCAGCATATTGACGTTCTCATAGCTCTGCCCGCCGCCCGTTGGACTGCGCGTGATAACGGTCGTCGGGACGTAGGCGTTCTGTGAGGCTCTGTGCGCCGCTGTGCCGTCGTATACATAGAAGCCTGCTCCCGTTACTATCCAGAGCTTCCCGGCCAGATACGCGGCGCGTGAGCGCCTCTCCGGCAGCCCTGTGAGTATCTCCGTCGGTGCCGTCTCGTCGTCCCAGGCATAGAGCGCCGTGCCGATGTGCGCGAGCTTCTTCTCCGCGCCGTCGAACCTTCCGGCGAACAGGCCGTATACCGGCTTGTCCTTCTGCCAGAGCTTCCGCCAGCCGAGCCGCTTCTGCGGCATCCCGCCGCCGTCCGCCACGATGTTCGTGCAAAGCGGGCTGCGGGAATAGTCCACGAGAGAGGGGTCTGTGGAAAAGTCCGCGCCGCGGAACGTCTTGTATACGCTCTGCCGGATGCTTACCCCTGTTTTCTTCGCCATGGCTTACCCCCGGAAAAGGCTCTGCGCGATGCGCCGGTTCTCGCCCGGCTGCGTCGTTCTGAGAAGCGACACCTGATAGTTGTACATCTGCAGCATCGCCCCGTAGTCCATCACGAGATCGGGGAGGAGCTGCTGCGCCGCCACATAGTACGGCATGCACTCGCAGGCGTCCGGCGCGATCTCAAATTCGTAGCTATCCGGCGCGTCCTGCGGGATCGTCTGCGGCATGGCGAAATATTCTACCGTCACCTCCGCGTACCCCTCCGGAATGACGAGCTTTCCGCCCATCCACCGGAAGCGCCGTGTCGCATTCTTCCCGTCCGCCCATATTCGGTACAGCGAGTAGAAATTCTCCGGCATGGCGTAGACGGTTTTTCCCAACGTTGGGACAACGACCTCCTCCCGGAGGATCTTCCTGATCTGCGCGAGCGTCTTCTGCGCCATGTCGAAAAACGCCGTCATCTTCTTCTCGATGTCCTCGTCGTGCTCGATCTCTCCGCCCGCGCTGTGCTCGTCGAGGAGCATGTATACCTTGTTTTTCGCTTCTCCGAGCGTCATATCGTTTCCTCCTTTTACCGAAAACAGGGCGAGTCACCCCGCCCTGTTTCCCTCACATAATCAGTTATCCGGCGGAGCTTCCTCGACCTCCGCCTTTTTCTCGGTGGTCTGCTTCAGGCGGTCCAGCAGCTTCATGAGGAAGTCCGGCATAGGCACGCCGATCTTCCCGCTGTTCTCCAGAATGGAGATGAGTTCGTTAATAATAAGCCACACGATCACCAGCAGACCTACAACGAAATTCACATCGAGCTGTACGCCGAGCTTGCCGCCGAGCATCGTGATGAGGTAGTCAACCCCCATACCCACGGCGACGATCATTAAGTAGAAAACCTTCTTGATCACGCCCTGAATGCCCTTGCGGCTCGAAAGCTCCTTGTTCATCCACGCCGCCGTCATGCCGGTGACGTAATCGCAGATCATCACCGCGATGAGCACCGCCACCGGAACAACGAGCTGCTTGAAGTACGCCATCAGCGCCGCGGCTGCCGCGGTCACAATGGCCTTCCAGAAGTTGTCCATACCGTTTCTCCTTTCAGTCCAGCAGCAAAAAGCGCACGTCCGTGGATGCCGCCGAGGCTACGACCGCCAGCTCTCCGGCGGCGAACGGCACCTGCAGCACCGTGTTGGCCGGAATGGGGAAGCCCGCCGCGGCTGTCAGCGCCTTGTTCGGGTCAAACGGCGCGATGTAAGCCACATTCGCGCTGTTGTTGGAAACAACGACGGTCTGGCAATGGCAGTCCACCTTCGTCTCCTTCGTGCCCGCCGAAACGGCGAGCACGCGGTCAATTTTCATCATATTCGTTTCCTTTCTCCTGCCTCGCAGAGTTTGCGCCCGCAGGCGCAAAGAGATTCCGAATCGTTTTCTCCGGCGACATGCGCGTCGGAGAAAACTCTTCTCGGCCTGCAAACGTGCGAGCACCAGCGAGTGCGCTGCGGCAGGCCGCATCCCCCTCGATGGAAAGCCCAGCGAAGCGGGTTTCCATCGAAATCAGCCCGGATCGCCGAAGATGATCTGCCGCGCGTCGCCCCAGCCCACGCCGAAGTCGGCATACGCGGTGTACAGATCGATCAGCGGGTTGTCCTGCGGGGACTGCAGCACCGTCGGGCGCGTGTTGTAGACGATGTTCACAAGCTCCTTCATCAGCCGGCGGTCGCACACCGCCCACTGCTTGCTCGTGAAGCCGTCCGCGCCGCCGCCCATGACGATGTAGCGCATGCCGTACACGGGGTTCGCGGCGTTCGTGTTGTCGTCGGGGTTCTGCATCGGCACCAGACGGGAGTTCTCGCCGAACATCTTCTTCGCCTTCTCCTCCAGCTCCGGCGCGATGAGAACGGTGTCGAAGTCGCACAGGAACGGCAGGCCGTCCGGCGTCACGAAGCGGTTGGCGCGCGCCTGCGCCGCGGTGATAGCGGAAACGGAGAAGGCGTCCGTGGAGATGTTGGAGTACGTGCCGGCGTCCGTGTCCGCCTCGAAGCGGCGGCCCTTCGAGCCGCGGGAGGCGACAGGGTGCGCGGCGTTGGCCCAGCTCACGCCGTCGCCGCCGTTGTGGCGGCCGTCGGTGTTCCAGGCGTTGGCGAACATGCGCATCACGTGCAGATACACCGTCATTGCCATGGTGTCGCCGAGCTTCGTGCCGACCTTCTTCGTCTCGCCCGCCTTGTCGATCTTCGCTTCCTTGTAGCCGACGGGGATGGAGAGTGAGAATTCCTCCGGCGTGATGATGGTCTTGAAGCCGCGGCGCAGCGATCCGGTGTTCAGGTTGTTGCCGTCATAAAGCGGCGCCTCGCCGTAGCCGCCGGAGCCGGTCAGCTCGTAGTCGATGCTCTTGGCGTTCACCTCGCCCACGACGGGCAAGAGCTTATTGAGGCGGTCGGCATACGCAAAGTCGAACGCCTTGCCGACAAACTTGTAGTTGTCGGTTGCCCAGTTTCCAAAATTAGCAGGCATTTCCTTTTCCTCCTTCTCAGGTCAGCGCATGGCCGATCGCCATGAGCTTAATGGTTCCTCGCTCGTAGTCGTGGCCGATGCAGCGCAGCTTCGTCGCGCCCACGGTCTTGAGCGTGATGCCGAGGCGCTTGTCGCCGAGACTCGCAACGCCGCCGATGGCAGCGCCGATCACGGGATAGACCTCGTACACGTCGCCCGCGCCCGGCACGCCGCCGCTGGCCTTGGTCATCACCGTGCCGGTCTTGGCATAATCGGTAACGACGATCTGCGTGCCGAGCGCGTCGGTGTTGCCGCTGTTCGCGGCCTTGCTTTTGAGCACAAGGACCGCGTTGTTGAAAGCGTCGTCCGCGGCGCTCGCGTCCACGTCGCCGGTCTCCGGCACAATGGTCGTAGCGCTGCCGGAGGCGGCCTTGATCGTCGGCGCGGCGCACTCAAAGATGAGCGTCGGGTTGTCGCAGACTTTGATCTCCTTGCCGTTCGCGCGCAGATTGAGCGCGTCCTCCGTGCCGGAGTGAAACTCCGCGGCAATGCCGAGGATACCTCCGGTCTCCGCAGCGGCGGCCAGAACGACCTTGCCGCCGGAGAGCTTCACCACGGCGCCCGCGTCGATCACGGTCGCCGCGTCGATGGGATAGTTGCGGGCGGTCTGCAGTACGCTGCCGCCGTCCGCATTCTGTACAGGATGCATGATTCTTCTCCTTTCAGCGTTCCAAAAAGTCTTTGGCGGTCATTTTCAGGTGCGGGAACTCGCGGTTCCATTCGTCAAGCTCCCTCTGCTGGGCGGCCGTCAGCCCAGCCGATACGCCGCCTCCGCCCGCTCCCGTGGAGCGTTCGGCTTTCTTGGCGGACTTCTCCACCGCCTTCGCGGCGGCCTCCTCTCCCACAAGCTCCTGCCAGTCGGCATAGAGCTCGCTCAGCGGCTCCTTCCCGTACCGGCTGCCGCAGAACCTGCGGAACTTCGCGTTTCCGTCGAGCTTGGAGATATCCACGTCCGGATGCTCCCGGACGAATGCCGCGGCGTCCTGGGCGATCCAGTCCTTCTGCCGCTCTGCCTCGGCGTCGGCCTTCTCCCGCTCGGCCCGCTCGCGCTTCTGTTTTCGGACGACCTCTTTGGCGTCCTCTTCCTCCTCCAGATCCTGCACGGTGCGCCCGCTCTCCGCCGCGGCCTTCTTGAGCCGCGCCGCGCGCGCCTTGTCGGCGTAGCTCTCCAGCACGTCCAGCGAGTCGATCGCCCCGCCGCCGTCCGGATCGCTCAGCCCGAGCTTGGCAAGCGCGCTCTGGTAGCGCTCTTCGGCGCGTCGGAATCCGGCGGATTCTCCCGCCTTGCGCGCCGCCTGGTATCTGGCGTTCTCTTCCCGGCTCTGTCTGGCAGGTTCGGCGGCCTCCTGCTTCTTTTCGCCTGCGGTCTCTTCCGCTTCAGCGCCGGTCTCTGCGGTCACGACGCCGCCCTCCGAGCCCTCCTCCGGAGTTTCGACTTCCATGTTCTCTTCCATGTGGGTTCCTTTCTACCGCTGTACTGCCGCGGCCGCGATGTATTTTTCCTGCTGATTAAAGGCTAACCCGAAATATCTGTCCGTGCTCGGCGACTTTTTTGTGAACTTTTCACGAATCGTCAAACCCGTTGAAGCAGCAGGAGGTTCCGGCCGCAGAAAATAAAAAACCGGAGCAGTTTTCCGCTCCGGTCGAAAAATTTCTGTGAAATATTACTCGTAGTATAATAGCTGATCGCAGCGCACTCTCGCCTCCCGCTCCGTCCTCCATCTCGCCTCGCCCTCCGGGAGAGGTGGCGCGGCGCTGGTGCCGTGCCGGAGAGGGTCACCACGCCTTCCTCGCCCTCTTCTGCCGCTTCATCTGATCGATGAGCTTCTCCCTCGGTTTTTCCGGCTCCGTGAGCACCGTCATCCGCTGCTGATGCCGCACCGCGTAGGTGATCGCCGCGCCCATCACAAGGTCGTCGTGCTTCCCGGCGAGCGCCTCCGGCCGGTGGTCCTCGTTGTAGCAGAACGTCAGCATTTCCTCGAGCAGCTCCCGGTCGGTGAACCACTCCGGATGCGAGGAGAAAACCTCCACCAGATTCGCAATGGCCCGCGGACGGCTCTGCCGGTCGGTGCGGAAGCCGTAGCTCTTCCTCATCTGCCGCGTGTAGGTGTCCTCCCGCTCGCGGCTGTACTGGTTCGGGTACTCCATCTCCTGCAGCTTCATCACCGGGTAGGTGGAGAAGTTCGTCTCTATGGCGACGAGCGCGTCGTTGTAGAACCTCCCGAGCGCATAGATCTGCCGGACGTATTCCGGCTCGCTGTATTTTTGCCGGAGCTTGGCAGCGATCCTCCCCGTCACGTTGTCGATGACGATCGCCGTGAAGTAGTCCGAGCCCTCGCCCGCCGTGTCGCCGCCGAGAACGTACGGAACGCCATCCTCCGGCAGCTCGTAGAGCGTGATCGCGCCGGTCTCGCTCTCCGTCCACTCGCCGTCTGTAAACTCTCCGCGCCCGGCGGGCTCGGGCAGCCGTTCCAGCCGGAGAACGATCTGCTCGTTGTCGAATACGCCCGTGCCGCTGTGGAGAAACGCCTCGCCGGGAGAGGCGGGATACTCCTGCCGGAACATGTCCAGGCTCCCGCCGCAGTTGTTCGCAATGCACCACCGCCGCCATTGGAGCTGCTCGTCCGTCAGCTGATAGGCGGCCTTGAGATCCCGCTCCTCCGGCGTCCATTCCGTCCCCGGCACGACCGGCATCGAGTAGTCCGGGTTTTCAAACCACGCGAAGAACACCGGCTCAAAGTCGTTCTCCCCCGCAACGGCGGCGTCCCAGCGCTCCTTGAAGTCCTCAAAGCCGTTCGCCGTGCTCTCGATGACGACCATCGTGCCCGGCAGACTCGGCACGGCCTGTAAAATGCCGGCAAGCGTGGAGGCTTTCCCGTCCGCGCCGTCCGGCCAGAAGGCGTACTCCGAAAGATGCACACATTGCAGCGTGTCGCTTCGGCCGATGCCGCGCCCGCCCGCCGTGGCGCAGCGGATCCGGGAGCGCAGCCCCGGCCTTGCCTCCCGCTCGCTGCGGAGCTTCGACGGGTTCTCGAATACCAGTTCCTGCGCGTTCGAGGCGCGCAGCATCGGCTTCACCGGCGCGGGCAGCTCGTCATAGAACAGCTTGCTCATCCGGAAAAGGTTCGCCGTCGCGTCCTCGCGGTGCGCAACGATCAGCGCGTTAACGTTTTTTCGCGTCGCGCAGGCGTGGAAGATAAGGCCCTCCGTCAGCGTGGAAAAGCCGAGCTGACGGGCTTTGAGAATGATGATCCGCACGGGCTTCCCCGCGTCCTGCTGCCGCTTCGCCACAGCGTAGAGCTTCCTTTGCGCGTCGTTCAGCCGGAACGGCACGACCGTCCCGCTCTTCGTCTTGATCTTCAGGCAATTCTCGATGTAGTCCATAGCTATGCACGGGTTCACAACTTCGATCCCTCCTGCCTTGCGAGCCAGTCCTCAATGCTCTCGGCGGCGCTCTGCTCGCCCTCGGCAAAGTCCATGTGCTCTGCAAGCTCATGCAGCGCTCGTATCGCGCCGTTTGCGTCAAATTCCCAGAATCCGTTCGGCTCCTTCTGCCGTGTCTCCGGGTTCCATTCGAGCACCGGCGTCTTCTGCGTGCACCGCTCCACGATCTCCACCAGCCGCCGCCCGATCCACGCCTTCGATATTCCCATCTCGTCAAAGAGCTTCTTCTCCAGCTCCCGCCGGTACTCAATGACGCCCGGCATTTTGAGCGTCTTCGAGGCCGTCGAGGCCGCGCTCTTCGCGCTGTACCCCGCGGCGATGGCGGCTTCCGTAGCGTCTCCGCTTTGGAGATACTCCTGCACGAACTTCTTCTGCCGCGCCGTGATACCTCTTGCCATGTCTCTCCCTCCTCACATCGGCCAGTACGCCGCGTAGAAATTCCGGCGCAGCTCGTAGATCCGGCCCACCGGCACGCTCGTCTCGCGGCTCACCGTCTCCGGCGATTTGTTTTTCAACAGCACGGCGATGAGGGCACGCCCCTCGGCCTGCCCTGTCGCTGTACTCTCTATCGTTTTCCGGATCTCGTCCTGCGCCGGCGGCGGCAGATTCCGGTACGCCTCCAGAAAGGCGTGAACTATGCGCTGCTGCCATACCGCCCCGCAGCCCTTCAGCGGCCGGAATTTCAATTCTTCGCCTCCTTTTTAGCCTCCCTTGTGCAAAGGGAGGTGGCGGCATCGCCGCCTTCCTCCCCCTTGCCTCCCCTGACAGGGGAGGTGGCAGCCGGAGGCTGACGGAGGGGTTTTCCGCCGACATTTGTTTTAACAGAACGCGCAGAGACGCGCGCGCCGTTGCCTTTTCTTTCCTTCTCCTTGCGGACGTAGCGGACGTATGCCGAGTAAAATCCGCTCTCTTCGTCCCGCGTCTCGGTCTGCTCGCGGATCGATGCGTCCTTCGGGAGCTTCATCCTGCTGTGCGCGTAAACCGGCACCGGTTCTGTGTATACCGGCTTTTCCAGTCCGCGGCTCGGATGGAATTTCTTTTTGCCCTCCTCGCCCTTGGCGTTGGAGATCATGTAGCGGGCGATTCCGGTATAGTCCCCGCTCCCGTCCAGCCGGCGGTAGGTAACGCCCTGCTCCGGCCAGAGTGCGCATATGCTCTCATAGTCAATCGCCTGTAGGACGATGTGGAAATGCGGCCGAGCGTTCCCGATCTCATTTTTCCGGCCATGCGAGTAGACGTACTTGAGATTCTCTCCCCGTTCCTTCCGATACAACGCGCGGAGCTTGCGCAAAAACCGGTCGAACACCGTTTGAGCGTCCTCCCAGGAGATTTCTCCCTCCCCGAAGGAGAGCGTGAGCCATACGTCGCCCGTGCCGAAATTGCAGTTGAGCGTGCGGGCAAGACTCTTCACGGCGTTGATCTCGTTTCGCATAATCTTTCGGATGCTGGACTTCTTGGCTCTCGTTCCCCGCCGGATACGCTGGCCGCCTCTCTTTGTCGGCATCCAGACGCGGCGGATCTCCTCGGTCCTGCCGGAGATGATCTTGTACTCCATGATGGCAAACACTCCTTTTTCCTCCCTGGTCGTAAAGTTATCCTTTTAACAAGTCCGTAAAAATTCGCGCACGCGCACGCGAATTATATAAAGTATCGCCGTTCTTTTATCCTTCCTCTCTCAACGAAGGAAGTGTCAGACAAAGGCTGACGGAGGGAGTATTTCAGCC